TTACAAAGTCACATTGTACATAACAACCTTACCAATCAGGTATAAGTCATCTGTATTCTCGTAACTAAATATGATGTCCCGAAATGCCATATCCGAGCTATCAGGTTTAAATACAAATTCTTTATGTTGTTTATCATTGTAGAATCTTTTAACTGTATAATCCCCTCCATTCTTAATAACTACAATATCTCCGTCATGGATATCTGGCAGTTCTATATTTCTTAATACGGCGATAATAGCGCCGTTTTGGATAACGTTGTTCATGCTTTCACCGTTAACCGGCATAAGTATAATATTCTTATTGCCTGCGTAACGACCCATCATGAAATCAGGGACAGATATAGTAGGCATGAAGTTAATGGCGTCTATCGTGGTTAACGCGCCCGCTGATACAGATGCAGGTACGTATTTGTAATTGTTGAGGTGAACCATATCTATAAACGCATCAGATTCTGCGTCAAAACGGCTGGCTGATTCGAACTGTTCAAATTTGTCTGAATCGCCGTTAAACACGCTCGGGATATATTCATCATACATGTCGTTATCCTTATAAAACTGGGACAAACTTTTACCATATACATCGCATAATTTTTTGAGTAAAAACAAATTAATGGGCTCTATCTCTGCCTCATAATCCTCAAGGTCTTTCTTGGGGATTTTTGTTATTTTTGACAGGTCCGAAAGGGATAAACCTGAGTTCACTCTTTCATTGATTAGCGCCCCCGGGATGCGGTCATCGGCTATCAAGTCCGAATCTGTTAGGTAATCAACAGTAACATCATAACGTTCCGCGATGCGCTTTAGCAAATCCAAAGGAATTTGTCTCTTTTCAGATTCATAATTACTTAATGTATTTTGAGCAACACCTAAGTCTTCGGCGAACTGTAGTTGACTAAGCCCTAACATGTGGCGTAATTGTCTTAATTTCATAAGTCTTCCTCCTTAAAAGTCTCCCTGCTTACACAATATCACATATAGCGATATTTTTCAAATATATTGTTGACGATAATCTCAAATTGAGATATACTAATATCACAAATTGAGATATTTTAGATGTAAAGGGAGGTGATTGGATGAGACAGTACTTGATTGATGCCAGAAATAAAAAAGGGCTCACCCAGGTTGAGGCGGCAAGTAAGCTTTTTATGTCTCAAAATTATTTATCAAATTTAGAGACTGGCAAAAGACAGAAAAGCCTTAGCGTGGCAACTTTAAAGGCGTTCTCAAAAGTTTATCAGATTCCGTTGGCTGATTTAATCGCATCAGAATCTGCATATGGAAATACCTAATAGGTAACGAAATTAAAAGAAACGAGGGCAGTAAATGACAGACATGGAAATTTTGTATAACGCTTACCGTGATAGCGGGTTGCAGACTAACGAGGAAATGGAAAATTTACTCGGATGGCCGAACGGTAAGATTAGAACCATGAAAGCTCGACTAAAGGCGAGGGGCCTTATCGACTATGAGTTCGGCAAGCCGGTTACGATTCTAAAGCCGTATCGAGAAGATGTGGAGAAACCGGAAAGCTTCAAAGCAGCTATATACAGAGAGATGCTAGAAGTTTATATGGATGATTTCCGTAATCAAGATACTTTTAAAGATCGTTTACAAGTCGGGCAAGAAATCAGAATGATTTTGAAGGCTATATAAAAGGATGTGCAAGTATGAGGCAAAAGCAATTCACTACCAGAATGTACGGCGAAGCGATTCGCGAACGTATGCAAGAACTTAATATGTCGAAAGCTGACCTAATTCGGACCGCAGAGATTTCAAGGTCAACTTTGAATCGTGCAATTGAAGGGCGTTCAGTCCACATGGGTACAATTGTTGCCATTTGTCACGCTCTTGGGGTTGAGTCCGTCGAGGATACAGACTTTTGGGAGACGGATTATTACAATCCGAAAATTGATGCTATTTAGAGTAAAAAGGAGGTTAAGAAATGGTCAATAAAGTTATCTCGGTAACTCAAATGGCGACTGTACTCGGAATTAGCTTAACTGCGGTCCGTGAAGGAATCGCAATAGGCAAATTTCCGTTTGCCTATGCATGGCAGTCACCAGGTAAGAAGTCAAGAGCCTTTGTCATCGACAAAGAAGGCTTTAAGACTTATCTGATGCATGCTCTCGGATGGGATTTAAAAATTATCGATGCAGAATTTAAAGCTGCACATATTCATTAGGAGGAATTAATCATGACATGGATTGACGCAGGAATGCATTTAAGTTTTGCTACTGCTGCAGTAGCATCTATTTTATCAATGATGATGTTATAAAGGAGATCAAATTATGGGTTATATGTTGTTTGGGGCATTTTTGGTCGTAGGTTCTATGGGAGCCTTAGAAGTTGACCATATCGGATGGGAACAGTTTATATTGCAATCGTTAATCGGATTGGTTATATCCCTATACGGCTTTTATAAAGATAAAGCCGAAATGGATGCAGAGGAGGAGAAAAATGTCACACACATCCCAAGAGTGAGAACTCACGGCGATTATTGTAAAAACCCTTATTACAACTAAAAGGAGACAGAAAATGGCAAAATCGTATATCAGTAAACAAAAAGTGAAAGACTTTATTTTCGACATTTATTGTGAAAAACGGGATGAAATTTATAAAGCGGAATCGGCAGCAATAAATCAAGCGGTCGACGCTACAGAATCCTTTAAGCGCCTTGAGGACGCCTTAAATTCAGCTCGTTCTATAGCTGAAGAAATAGTACAAGCGGGGTTTGGTGATAGTGTTCTAAATAAAATTCCAACTCTGAAGAGTTTGCTCAGCGAAACAATTTCTAGAAGTAAGTATATGTATTCTGACCCATTAAAATCGTGGTCAACAATTTGTGAAATTGTTAAGCCTTTTGAAGAGCAGCTATCTGATCTGTCCAGTGCTAAATGCGACGCGTATAAAATTATCGAGAATGCGCAAACCGGACGAGCGGCGGCAGATGCACTGAAAGAACAAGGCTTAGATTTTTATTCTTGGCAAAAGAAAGAAGTGGAGGAAAATCTCGACATAAGCGCTTTGAAAGGTGGTGATTAAATTGCGAGACTGTAACAAATGTCCAAAGCGAGACTACTGCATTCCTGATGAATGCGAGGATTTGGGCATAAAAAATGAGCCTGATGATGCGGCAACATCAACAAGCTCAAATTAGAAAAATAATATTCTACGTTGATTATACCACAGAAAGGACATCTTATGGAATTCTTATTAGTTACTTACGATACCAGTGATTATTACTGGCAAAATAATACACCTGTACATAATCCAGATGAATTTTGGTTTAGATATTACGAATCCGATACAAATGTTCCAATCGATAACATTGGTGTTGGTGATTGGGTTGTTGTTAAATCAAGAAACGGCTTAGGCGTTGCTCGTGTTTTGAAAAAAGCAAAAGACCTCGATACCGTTCGGAAATACGGCTTTAAAGGGAACGTCATTAAGCAGGTCATTGCAGTTATCGATACCTCTAAATGCGATAAACGCGAAAGTGATCGAGCTAAGCTGGAGGACATCGAAAAGAAACTTGAACAAAATGCTAAGAATGCCGAACGTATGACCATGTATCGGTTACTTGCAAAAGATAACCCAGAATTCTCGGCGTTACTTACTGAGTATGAAACCTTGAAGTCCCAAACTGAGGATTCATATGAATAGTATCAAAAAAAAATGCAAGCAAAGTTTATCACATAGTTAAACAGAAGGGAAACAGAACAATGTTAGAGTTAAAAATCACAGTAGAAACAGCTAATGAATTAAATCAAGAAATCAAGAACCTTTATAAAGCTATTGTAGGTTCTTCTATAGATAAAGCCGATGCTATCGACCAAGCTAAGGAAGAAATTAAGGCTAAAAAAGCAAAAACTACTAAAGTAGAAACCCCTGCTAAACAGGAGCCGGTGAAAGATGAACCTGTTAAGGAAGAAAGGCAATCCGTTCCAAGCCTCGAAGAAACTCGTGAAGCCGTAAAAGATGTGATGGCCAAAGCTGCGGACAAGACGCAAGCTAAAACAGAATTCAAGGCGTTCCTTGATAGCATCGGAGCTGAAAAGGTAACATCTGCTACCGATGAGCAACGCATCCAAATCATGGAATGGGTGGCTAGTCGTGGCTAAGAAACATGCCTTACTCGGTGCCTCGAGTAGCGCCAGGTGGCTTGTATGTACTCCTTCAGCAAGATTGGAGGCGATGTTCCCAGATGAACAATCGCCCTATGCTGCAGAAGGTACTATAGCCCACGACCTGGCAGAATCAATCCTGCGGCATAAACTTGAAGGTAAAAAACTTCCTAAGCATGATCACTCCGCTGAAATGGTAGAAGCGGTTAACCGCTATGTGGACATCTGCGAAGAAAAGGTGAACGAGGCTCGCGCCCGTTCATCTGATGCGGAAGCCATGATTGAGGCGCGGCTAGACTTTTCTAGATGGGTACCAGAGGGATTTGGTACTGGCGATATGGTCATCGTAGCCGATGGCATCCTGGAAGTGATTGACCTGAAATACGGCAAAGGCGTTCCTGTTAGTGCCATCGAAAACACACAAATGAGGCTCTACGCATTAGGCGCTTACGACGTTAACGAGTTCCTGTATGACATTAAAACAGTTCGCATGACAATTGTTCAACCAAGACTCGATAGTGTATCTACCGACGAAATGTCTGTAGAAGACCTGCTTGGTTGGGGCGAAGAAATCAAACCAATCGCACAACGTGCCTGGGAAGGTATTGGCGAATGTACGCCTTGTGATTATTGCAATTTCTGTAAAGCAAGGCATACCTGCCGCGCACTAGCAGATACTTGCCTTGCTGCTTTCTATAAAGACGGCGGCAAGTTAAATCAATTACTCACTGACCGTGAAGTATCTGACATCCTGGGGATGAAAGATTTAATCACAAAATGGATTAAAGGTGTTTATGATTTTGCTTACGAAAAAGCCTTATCAGGTGAAAAGCAATGGCCTGGATATAAATTAGTGGAAGGTACGTCAAGACGTACTATCACGGATCCAGACGCCGCTGCTAAAACATTACTCAATAACGGTTATAAGGAAGAGGACATCTTCAAACCTCGCGAACTAGAAGGTATCACTAACCTGCAGAAGGTTCTCGGTAAAAAGGGCGTTGCTGAATACCTAGAAGCGTTTATCGATAAACCGGAAGGCAAGCCTACGCTTGTACCGGAAAGCGATAAACGCCCTGCGATTAATACCGCAGAAACAATGGCAAATGAATTTGATGACGAGGTGTAACATGCGCGTCGTAACAGTGAAAGCAATTGCTAAAGAGCTTTATGAGCGGGGGCATTACCTCGATGAGCTCTACCAAATTACTATTGCATATGCTACTAGCTTACATACTCGCTACTGCGCAGTAGAAGCTAAATGCGATGCAATAGAGGGCTACTATAAAACTGAATTAGACCTTTCGAAATATTCTTGGGAAGAAGACGATGAATGGATTCGACTAGACAACGAAAGGTCTGATATCGAAGACGAATTAGATAATTTATTTAACACAGTAATAGGGTTCGAACATAATTGTAACCCATTTAAGAATTAAGGAGACAGTAACATGGCTAAATTGACAACTGGTGTAGTAAGACTTTCCTATGCAAACATCGCTCAACCTCGTAAAAATGACGATGGTAAAGCAAAATATAGTTCCCAAATCATCATTGACAAAACAGATAAAAAGACTATCAAAGCTTTCGAACGTGCGATTGAAGAACTAAAAGCAGATCCAAAAGCACTGGCTAAGGTGGAAGGTAAAGCAGCTTACCTAAAATTGAATTTACGTGACGGTGATACAGATGAAGCAGTAGCTGACCAACCGGAAGTATACGCTGATAAATTCTTCATCAACGCTAACAGCGATAAACAACCTATCGTATTTAATCGTGACAAAATCAAGATGGATGATTTCGATATCGAAGAAGAAATCTATTCTGGTGTATACGCGCAGGTCGCACTCTCTGTTTTCGCATACAATTTCAATGGTAAAAAAGGTGTAGGTTTTGGTCTAAATGGTATTCGCAAAGTCAAAGATGGCGAACGCCTTGGTGGTGTTCACGTATCCGCTGATGACTTTGGTGACGATTTAGGCGACCTAGACGACGATGACGATTTAATCTAAGGAGGCAATTATGGAGCTCAGTATTGATGTGGAAACGTACAGTGACTGTCCGATTAAATTCGGAGCACAGCGATACGTTGATGATGAGACATTTGAAATACTGCTCTTTGCCTACTGCTTTGATGATGAACCAGTCGAAGTAATTGATATGACAAAGGATCCACTGCCCGTGCGGGTGGTGGACGCTTTGTATAACAAGGAAATTACAAAGACCGCATTTAACGCAGCATTTGAAATGTTGTGCCTTAAAAAGTATTTCCCTGATGCGGACTACACGAACTGGGAATGTACTTCCGTACTTGCTTTATACTGCAGTTTACCTGCAAGCCTTGATAATGTGTCTAAGGCCTTGAAATTAGGTGAAGCCAAAGACTCAAGAGGTAAACGGTTAATCCAATTCTTCTCTGTACCACGTAAGCCTACCAAAGCAAATCCTAAGACACGAAATATGCCAGAGGATGCGCCCGACAAATGGGCGGAATACATTGAGTATAACAGGCAAGACGTGGTGGTAGAAAAGGCAATTCGCAAACGTCTATTATCACTAAAGCCTCCTGCCGTAGAACACGAGTACTGGCTACTAGACCAGGATATTAACTGGCGAGGTGTGAAAGTAGATATGGAACTTGTCGATGCAGCGCTTGCTTGTAATGACGAAATTGTAGAAGAAGCGACTGAGTCGTCCAAACTGTTGACGGGATTAGAGAACCCCAATAGTACGATGCAGTTGAAAGAGTGGCTATCTGAAAGGCTAGGATACGATCTAGATACTATGCGAAAAGACGATGTGTCAAACCTCTTAGCACAGGATATACCGTCCGATGTACACAGAGTACTTCAAAATAGACAGGTGCTGGGTAATTCTTCCATCAAGAAGTACTTAGCTATGAAAAACGCCGTATGCTCCGATGGTCGTATCCACGGTATGCTTCAGTTTTATGGCGCCATGCGTAGTGGTCGCTGGGCAGGTCGTGTAGTACAACTGCAGAACCTCCCTCGTAATTACCTGGAAGATTTAGACACTGCCAGGGAAGTACTTAAAAGTAGAGATGTAGAAATGCTAGACCTACTATATGGAAACCCTGGTGATGTGATTAAGCAACTCATTCGTACTGCTCTTGTAGCAGAGGACGGACACCGCTTTATAGTAGCCGACTTCAGTGCTATCGAAGCACGTGTTATCGCCTGGCTCGCTCACGAGCAGTGGCGACAAGATGTATTTGCACAGGGTGGCGACATCTACTGCGCATCTGCCTCTAGCATGTTCCACGTACCGGTTGAAAAGCACGGTGTAAATGGGCACTTACGGCAAAAAGGTAAGGTCGCAGAACTAGCGCTCGGCTATGGCGGCGGTGTAGGAGCCATGAAGTCGATGGATACAAAAGGTGAAATCCCTGAAGAGGAGTTACCCGGTATCATCGAAGCTTGGCGACGAGCTAGTCCACGTATTACGAGATTTTGGAAAGACGCAGATAATGCAGCCAAGCAAGTCGTAAAAACCGGAGAACCAGTGCGAATTAGGCAAGGTAACATCAAGTTCTTTAAATCAAAAGGCTTTATGTTCATCGAATTACCATCCGGGCGTAGACTTGCCTATGCAAGACCTAGAATTGGACTTAACCGATTTGGTAGCGAGTCGATTGAGTACGACGGTATGGATCAGGTTAAGAATACCTGGGGCAGAGTTGAAACCTACGGCGGAAAGCTCGTCGAAAACATTGTACAAGCTGTAGCAAGAGATTGTTTAGCAGCGGCAATGCTAAGACTTTCAAAAGCAGGTTATAAGATTGTAGCCCATATCCATGACGAAGTAGTTATCGAAGCGCCTATAGGCGAAGGCAGTTTAGATGAAGTAATCGATATTATGTGTGAACCTGAGCCCTGGAACGAGGGTCTTATATTAAACGCAGCAGGGTTTGAGAACCCTTACTATATGAAGGATTAGGAGGATAATTCTTATGAAACTTACAAAAAACCAAATTCAACAACAACGCGAAGCTATTGACGGTTTGTATGAACTCGTAAAAGAAGCGCCTGCAAGTGAACGTAAAGACTCCGCTATGGCATACTGTGAAGGTTGTATCGCCGCTTGTGATTTAGGTCTTAAAGTTTTAAATGGTAAAAAAGCGGAAACGCCTAAGGCAGAAGAAAACCCAACAGTAGAAGATACGCCTAAAGTAGAAGAACAAGCTGCTACTGAAGAAAAGCCAAAGCGTAAACGTGTGGCCAAGAAAAAGGAAGCACCTGTAGAAGAAACACTACCGGTTGAAGATGACCCAGTAGTTGAGGAAACTTCTGAAGATGATGATTTAGACGATTTATTATAGACGAAAGGATAGCGCCTTATGAAGGTATTATTTAGTTTATCAGTTAACAAGCTGTATGACCTAGTACGGCGCAAGCAAGTGAACTCTTGGTCACCTGCTGTACATTACCACGTAGATTGTGGTCAATCATTTGCCTGCTTGTGGCCCTCAGTATCTTCCGGAATGGGTAGAATAGTAGACCCTTATATATCAACTGAGTTCTATTGCCCGCAATGCGGAGAACTCATTCGTACAAGAGGTGCGGACGGTGATTGTGTAGCTGATGCTTCCGGTGCCGCTAATGTTCCATTAGATATAGAACTATCGGTTATTGATCGAGGAACAATCCTTGATGTTAAATTCGAATATCACACAGTCCATGTCGATAACGATACACAATCTATCTACCCTGGATACAAGCCGCATCTTATCGATATATTACGCTTCGATTTCAAACAAAGAAAGGTGTTCTTAGTTCAAAAGAAACGCACTCGCGCCGATATAATATCAGAAATCGACCCCAATATATCGGTGTTTCACTCAAAATCATTACCCCTATACTGGCTAGTAGCAACTCCTAATTGTCGATTATCGCAACATAAAAAGGAGTTACAAAATTTTGCTAAGGTACTAAAACAAGCTTACTTTACTAAGTTGTCAAAACGGGTAGGCTACAAAGTTAAACCTATCAGACAAGGTGTACTACTATCGTCTAGATACGGTGCGCTCGATAACTTACTTCATAATCTAGTGTGGAAGATGCACGCGCCTGATGCGCCAGCATTAAATGACAAGTTAGTTAGAGACCACGACGCCTACTTCAGACCTTTCGGGTCTAATTTAACAAGTACTTTAGCTATTACCGAGTTAACTAGCGCCGGTGTTCCTTTTATCAAAGCACTTATACAGCTTTATAAAGTACCGGATAAACGCTGGGTTAGAAAATTATTAACTATCCGTCCTTTCTTTTATATCAAGGTTATCCAAACTGCTAGCAAGATATTTAAAAGCATGGATTATCAGAAGGCATTCACGGACCTTGTGGCAGAGGAAGGTGGAAGAACAGGGTATATTCAATCTTGGCCAATATGGAATGATGGACAAGCTTTGCTTACTGTAACTGATTTCCTCAAGCTTATGCGCCATCAATACGGTGAGCGTCGAGTTCTATTGTTCTTAAAAAACGCCGACTCCTATTCAGAAGTAAAAGATACTGCAGATATGTATAACCGGCTATCGAGAGTCAGGAAAAAGGAGATTTGGGCAAGGCGTATCCAAATTAAGGATCTGCATGACGAGATTGTGTGCATATCTAAATTCGAAAAAGCAGAAAATGTCCCAGTACAGCGCAGCATGCTTCATAAAAAACTAATAGACTCTGTTGGTGGTTTAGATTTCGCCGTGATTAAAACAACACACGACATAATTCGACTAGGTGTTCAGCTCAATAATTGCGTAGGTACCTATGTCGATAAGGTAAAGGATCAAAAATGCGCTATCGTTGGGGTTTATAAAAGCGACAAACCTGTGGCTTGTATTGAGGTAAATCCTACAGATACTTCTGAAGCCTTTACCGTAATACACCAAGCTAAGTTAAAAAACAACAGAGGTGTACGCGATAATCACAACATTAATTATGCTGTATGCCAATGGGTTAAAAAGCATAAATTACAAGTACCTAAATATTTAGGGGACATCCATTTTGCGAAGGGAGGAGCGATGTAACATATGGATACAAATATCATAATAGCTACGGGCAAAAGTCGCTCCGCCCGTAGCTGGAAGTCTCAGAAAATGACTTGGAGTGCTTTGGCCAAGAAATTGGCCGAGCCTACTGTAACAAATGAAACAGCTGCTGAATACGCCAAGATGTCTAAAGCCGAGAAAGGCCAAAAGAAAGACGTCGGCGGTTTTGTTGGTGGCTATATCCCTAAAAATGGTAGACGGGTTAGAGGTGCCGTTAAGGAGCGATATTTAATCACGCTTGATGCGGATTCACCTAGTGAAGATTTTCTCTTAGACCTAGATATGGAATTAGGCGGCATGGAGTACGTACTATATAGTACACACAGCCATACTACCGATAATCCTCGCTATCGCATCATCATTCCTGCCGATAGAGCGATGACTCCAGATGAGTACCAAGCTGTATCAAGACGTATCGCTGATGATATCGGCATTGACTCCTTTGACCCGTCCACGCACCAGGCAGAACGTCTGATGTACTGGCCAAGTTGTCCAAAGGATGTGGAATATGTATATCAGCACAGCGAAGGTAGCTTAGTTTCTGTTGATCAATATCTTAATACGTACAGAGACTGGCGTGATACGAGCCTTTGGCCAACATCGAGTAAGGAGTCACAGATTCGCCTTGATGCGGCCAAGAAGCAAGGTAACCCATTAGAGAAAAAGGGCTTACTTGGCGCCTTTTGTAGGAGCTACAGTATCACAGAAGCGATACATAAGTTTCTCCCTGAAGTCTATGAACCGACACAAGTTGAGGACCGGTACACGTATACCGGAGGCAGCTCAGTAGCCGGTCTTGTCATTTACGATAATGACACTTTCGCTTACTCCAACCATGCGACTGACCCTATCAGCGGTAAGCTCGTTAACGCCTTTGACCTTGTTCGTATTCACTTATTTGGCGCTGAAGATACCGACGCGGATCCACAAACAAAAGTAACGGATTTACCAAGCTACAAAGCTATGATAGATTTCGTTAACGACGACGGCGCAGCACCAATTTTGCTCGATAAGGAACGCATGGCGGATATGGACTTCGAGGATATCACGGAAGACGAAGAGGACTTCCTCGAAAAGCTCAAACGTGACCGCAGAGGTACACCAGAGTCTGACGTGTTCAACTGCTTAGTGGTTCTTAAATACGACCCCACATTAAGAGGACGTATCCGACTTGATGAATTTGCGCACCGGTTAGTTGTAACTGACGATTTACCTTGGCGCGGTAAGGACGAAACTCCTTACTGGACCGATACGGACGATGCGTGCTTGCGGAATTACTTCGCTACAAAATATCTGATCAAGGGTAAAGGTATTATCGATGACGCCCTACAGGAAGTCACGCAAGATAATAAATTCCATCCCGTGCGTGAGTATTTAACTGGCGTATCCTGGGACGGTACTTGTAGAGTCGATACTCTCTTCATTGATTATATTGGAGCAGAGGATACCGAATACATCAGAGCGGTAACACGTAAATGGATGTGCGGCGCTGTAGCACGTGTCATGAACCCAGGTGTTAAGTTCGATACAGCTATCGTATTATATGGCTCTCAAGGTCTTGGTAAATCGTTAATCTTGGAGCGGTTAGGCCGTAAATGGTTCAATAATTCACTCGTGGATATCAAAACCAAAGATGCCCTAGAACAAATTCAAGGATCTTGGATTAATGAACTCGCCGAACTCGCGCCGACCTACAAGAACGATAATGAAATCGTTAAGGCCTTTATCAGCCGTACCTCGGACAGGTTCCGCTCTCCTTATGGGAGACGCACCGAAGAGTACCCCCGACAGTGTGTATTCGCTGGTTCTACCAATAATCTTATGTTCCTCAAAGACCGTACTGGTAACCGCCGATTCTGGCCAGTCACTGGCGACAAAGAACGCAAAACTAAGAACGCCTGGGAGCTATCAAAAGATGATATTGACCAATTATGGGCGGAAGCGTATTACTATTGGTCCGAAGGTGAATCCTTAGTTCTTGAAGGGGAACTCGAAGAAGAAGCCCTTAGAATTCAATTATCACACACAGAAGGTGGTGAACTCGTAGGCCTTATTGAAGAATACCTTGATATGTTATTACCTGAGAACTGGGAGTCGCTTGATATATTTGATAGACGCGATTATATCAGGAATTATGGCGATGACGATCATTGTGGTTCAGTGCAGCGGGAGCGGGTGTGTGCCCTTGAGATATGGTGTGAAGTGATGGAGGGGGACAGGAAGAACCTGCAGAACGCAAAGGCTAGAGAAATCATTGATATATTACAATCTATCAAAGGCTGGAACCCCTATTCTAAAAGTGTAGGAAAGATGCGATTTGGGAAATTGTACGGTGTGCAAAGAGCGTTTATTAGGGATAATAGCACTCTCCAAAATACGGCCAAAACGGTAGCCAAAAATCGCAAAAATTAGTGTTGCCGATTTTTGTTGCCGATTAGCCATTTTTATAATATCAAAAAAAATCGAAATAATTTTTATGCAACTCTATACATCTACAAATTTTGATATAAAGTAAATAATCGGCAACGGCAACACGTGTGGCAACAAAATCGGAAACACGATTAGCGTAGTTGTTATCTATCTTAATTCCTATTTGTTGCCGATGTTGCCTATTATTTACTATTAATTAAAAATAATAAATATATGAATAATGGTGTGCATACACATACACGTAAAAAACACGAATACGCGTATATATATGTTTACGAAAAAAAACGGCAATATCGGCAACACAACCCCGATGAAGCCAGTATTCATATAGGTTTAGACGTGTTGCCGATTATTTATTGAGAACGAGGTGAGAATAATCGAAAAGGATATTGAGCGTTGGTTAGGAATTCAACTCAAAAAAATGGGTTGTATATATATGAAGTTCGTGTCACCTGGGAATGACGGAGTGCCAGATCGAATAGTAGTACTTCCCGGTGGCAGTGTTATATTTGTAGAACTCAAAGCCCAAAAAGGAGTATTAATGGCTAATCAAAGAGTACAAGTTGCTAGATTACGTAAGCAGGGCGCGTTAGTATTTGTGATTACAGGAATGATAGAGGCTAAGTTATTTGTTGATGACGTAGAAAGGGTAATACATGAACTTTCATCCACACGAATACCAAGAAATAGCCATACAACGAATCATTGATCATACGCACTATGGGCTGTTACTTGATATGGGTTTGGGTAAAACTGTTTCTACATTAATTGCTATTGAACAGCTAATGTATGACTATTTCGACATTAAGAAAGTACTGCTTATAGCTCCTAAAAAAGTAGCAGAGTCTACTTGGGCGCAAGAAACCCAAAAATGGAGTGAGACAAGTTATCTCACAATGGCATCAGTGTTAGGCCCTGAAAAGGACCGCATCAAAGCCCTTGAAAGTGACGCCGATATCTACGTTATGAACCGTGAGAATGTGCAATGGCTGTATGACTACTATTTTGAAAAATCTAAGAAGCCATTTCCGTTTGACATGCTTGTCATCGATGAGAGTTCATCGTTTAAGAATCCACAGGCTAAACGATTTAAGGCGATGCGTAAAATGAGGCCTTTCTTTAAGCGAGTAGTCATTCTAACAGGTACACCGGCACCAAACACGTTAATGGATGTGTGGGCGCAGATGTATTTGTTAGATGGTGGTGAACGCTTAGGCAAAACCCTTACAGAGTATAGATTACGATACTTTACCCCCGATAAAACAAATGGGCATATCGTGTACAGCTATCGTCTACTGCCAGGTGGTGATAGGGCAATATTCGGTAAGATGCAAGATATCTGTATGAGCTTAAAAGCAAAGGATTATCTTAATCTTCCAGAACGTATCGAAAATGTTATCACGGTAGAAATGAGTCCCAAGGAGTATGGGCTATATAGAATAATGGAGTACACCCACGTATTGAGCCTAATAGATTCAGACGACGTGAGCGCTTTGAATTCAGCAGCACTGACGAGTAAGTTATTACAACTCGCAAATGGATCTATTTACACCGACGACGGCGAAACTATTATTGTCCATAACGAGAAGGTCGAGCGATTAAAAGAATTGGTGGATACGAATGAAGGAAAGCCGATGTTAGTATTCTACAATTTCAAGCACGACCTGCAGGCGATTAAGGAAGCGTTCCCTAAAGCAGTAGAGCTAAAGACTGATGACGATGTAGCCGAGTGGAATAAAGGCAATATCCAAATGTTATTAGCACACCCTGCATCGGCAGGATACGGATTAAATCTTCAAGCTGGTGGAAATATCATCGTATGGTACGGATTAACTTGGAGCCTAGAACAATATCAACAGGCTAATGCAAGACTCCACAGACAGGGGCAAACACAGCCTGTGATTATCCATCATCTAGTTACTAAAGGAACTATGGACGAGCAAGTCATGAAAGCGCTAGAGCGTAAAGAAGTAGGGCAAGATGCACTACTCGAAGCTATCAAATATCGTAAAGAATTGTATAGAAAGGATGATTAATATGGATCAATTTATTATGGCAGGATTAATCGGAGCCATCGTGGTAATGGTGAGTTACACGACTATTCAAGTTATCGATATTGTTGATAAATACCTTGATAATCGAAGATACACGGCTGCATTGAGGCTGACTCCAGGTAGATTGTATGAGAGACCAAATAATCCCCCGCCACCTACTAAGCTATCAGCTAGTGAAGAACTAAGTCGTTATATAGCGAATGAAGAATTGAGACGTTTCGGAGAAGCAACGAATCGATTTGGCATAAATATGGGAAAAAATATACCAGATAGGCCTCATAGACCTTCCAGACCTCCTAGACCTCCTAGACATATAGATAAACAATGCGATGACATAAACCACCCAAGCCATTATACACAAGGAGATATCGAGGTTATCGATTACATCGAAGACAAGAAACTAGGATATCGATTAGGTAATGTTGTGAAGTATGTATCCCGAGCAGGGCATAAGGATGATGCTATTAAGGATCTTAGAAAAGCCCGTTGGTATCTAAATCGTGAAATCGAAAAGAGGGAACAGCATGAATCGTAAAAGTATCCGATGTTTATATGACGACATAGGAACAGAAATAGTTAGAATTAGGATGTCATTAATGGGGCTCGATCGTTCCGGTGCAGCATCGCATGATTCCCAAGTGCAATATGCCAAAGGGCGTATCGCGGGATTGCTGGCAGCAAAGTGCATGATAAGACGATATGCAACCAAAGATAAATAGCAATAGGAGGTAAAATTGTGGGTAAATACATTGGAACAGAATGGGAGGATATGTATAAAGATTTCTTAGAAGTGTGCGGCGATGAAGATACCGCCGAGATAATGGTAGAGATGTCAATAGGGGATACAGAGGAGTTGGGGAATTGACCGATAAAGAGTACATGCTTCAGATACTACGGATTGATGATAGGATTGACTCTATCAATCGTGACATCGAAGCACAGATAGATCGTAAAGCGGATACTCTGTCAGCTACCGATTATAGCAAAGACAGGATATCCGGAGGTAGTTGTAGTGACTTATCAAATATCGTGGTAGGTATTGAGCAATGTGTCGAACTGCAACGAAAGGAAATAGAAAGGTTAAAAGCCATTAAAGCAGAAGTACGAAGCGTGATTAGTCAAGTACGACCAAATGAATTGGCTATGTTACTAACAGAACGGTACGCACAAGGTAAAGGCTGGAAGGAGGTAGCTGATATTTTAGGATATAGCGAGGCTAGAGTGCGCGGTGAATTACACGACCGAGCACTAACTGAAGTAGGGTACATTCGTTCTATGATGTAAAAGTCGATACATTTCAGTACAAAACAGTACAAAACATTACATCAAAGTGTGGTATACTGTAGGTGTGAAAGTTGGGAAACTTCACAAGAATTAAATTAGCAAAGGACGCCAAACATAACTGGCGTCCTTTTTACTTACAGAGATAGGCGGTAGTCTAGCACCCTTTAACGGGTGCTTTTTTGTTGCCCAAATTTACATTATCAATACCGATTTTAATTGAGAAAATGAAAATTTGGAAAAGGTACTCCGCGGGCGAAAAATGGCCGCTGGTCGCCCCCGCGCGATAGCTGTCTCTGTGTAGGGGAAATTTTACTGTTGAAAGTAGATTGGTAAAAGACAGAAAGGAGAGTCACAATGGCCGACACGAAACCGAGAGTCAAATTCAATGCCGCAGGCGATTTGCTCGTATCAACTGCTCAGCTCTGCGACCTTCTACGAGTAACTCCTGAGATCATTTCAAGGCATCACAAAGCAGGAATGCCGAAAGCCGCAACGGGTTGGTGGAACCTCCGTGAAGTTCTTGTATATCTGGGCCAAGCTAAGGGAGATAAATCTAAAGACCAATCGGCGGCAACTAGAAAACTGATAGCCGAAGCCGATTATAAGGAGTCCAGGGCTGCACGTGAAAAGAAGATGCTTGATGTATTAAATGGCGAATATGTATCTCGTGCAGATGTGGCCAAGGAATGGTCTGCTCGTGTATTGGAGCTTAAATCCTCACTTATTAAACTTGGTAAGAGAGTAGGTAGTGAGTTCACGGATCCAGAAGAACGAGCGACGGTGGAAAGGGTGGTGAGTGAAGTTGCCGAAGACTACCTCGAAAGCTACGCGCGCAAAGGAGAGTACACGCCGGAAGTCAAAACCGGTAAAAGTAGAGCCAAAAGTTGATTGGTTCCCTGAAGAACTCGACGCCTTTAAACCACCCGAGAGGTACACTGTATCGGAATGGGCCGACAATTTCAGAGTACTAACTAATATATCAGCTGAGCCAGGGAGATGGAGGACACACAGGACCCCATACCTCAAAGAGCCTATGGACAGATTCACTGATCCACTCATTGAAAAAATTGTACTTTGCTTTGGGGCACAAATCGGTAAGACTGAAGCCGAGCTAAATATGATAGGTTATGCGTTAGACCAGACAGCATCACCTGTCATGATGGTATATCCAACGGATACTATCGCTAAATTTGCCAGTGATAAGCGAGTACAACCAATGCTTAAATCAGTTAAATCTATTAATGATAAGTTTGATGAGAATAGTAAATTGTTGGAGTTAGATTTCAACAATGGCAATTACATGGTACTTGTGGGGGCTAACTCTCCAAGTAGCCTTTCGAGTCGATCAGTAAAATATTTGTTCTTTGATGAAATTGACAAATACCCCGCCTTTGCAGGTAAGGAGGCAGACCCAATTAAACTGGCGACAGAACGTACAAAAACGTTTGTCGATAAAAAAATCGTAATGGTGTCTACCCCTACGGTTGAGTCGGGTAATATTTGGCAGGCGTTCATGAGTGCAAATGAGCGCCGGCAGTACTACGTACCGTGCCCACATTGTGGAGTGTCGCAGACCCTCAAGTTTAAGCAGATAAAATGGCCGGAAGAACACAACACTAATGTGGACATGATACGTGATACAGCGTACTACGAATGCGAACACTGCGGAGAACGTATCTACGATAAGCACAAAATGGAAATGTTAAGAAGTGGTGAATGGAGAGCGGTAAACGAATCGCAAAGTAAAGTCCGCTCGGTATCGTATCACTTATCGTCTATATATTCACCGTGGGTCACATTCGGAGACGTTGCTTATGAGTTTAAGAACTCCAAAGGCACGCCAGCTACATTGATGAACTTCATTAATTCGTGGCTAGCTGAACCTTGGAAAAGTTCTAAAACTAAAAGCACACAAAATATGGAATTTACTCAATCCAATTATCCGTGCGGCGTTGTGCCGGATAAAGCAGTATTGCTTATCGCTTCAGTTGACGTACAACTTGATCACTTCTGGTGGGAAGTAAGAGCGTATGCACCTGGAGTTAAATCCTATCTTATTGATTATGGACAAGCAAGTACATGGGAAGATTTAGAGGAAATTATCATCAACAGAGAATATCCATCAGAGTATGGTGAGCCTCGACAGGTGATGAAAGCTGGTATCGACTCGGGCTTTAGAACAGATGAAGTATATCAATTCTGTTCTAGGTTCCCGGAAGTCTGTATACCTCTTAAAGGTTCCTCAAATCATACGACTATGACGGCTCCATACACTATGACATCGTTAGAGAAAGGTGTCGTAGGTGGATTGAAATTGTATGTATTAAATACGGATTATTGGAAGGACTTTATATTTGCACGAATGATAAGACCGGCCGGTGAAGACGGAACAATTCATTTGTACAAAGAATGTCCGCAAGAGTACTCTGATCATTTACGGTCAGAGGAGAAGCAGGAAATTAGAAATGTGAAAACAGGAACCGTGACGGTGCAATGGAAACCGCTTACCAGTCATCCTGTAAATCATTTACTTGATACTTGCACTTACAATGCTGCAGTAGCAGATATTGCAGGTGTTAAATATTTAGTTGAACCAGCCGACTATGAAGAAACCGAAGAGGATGAAACCTACGAAGATTACGGTGGAGGCATAGGCAATACTGGGCATTGGTTTAGATAGGAGGTGAACCATGAGCGATGTAAATGAACAACTTGAACGTGTCCGTCAAGTGATTGAGGATATCGAAACCAAAGGGTATTCTGAATTGCAAATTGGTGGTAAGCGGTTTAAGGCAATTGACTTACCTGTACTATATGCAAGAGAACAAACGCTAATGCAACGTGTACATGAGGAGTCAAACGGGTATCAAACGGATGCATTCGTAACATGGGGTGGACGATGAATATTATTGACAAAGTAATAGGATGGGTAAGTCCACAACGTGCTTATGAACGCCTAGTCTGTCGTGACGTAATACGTCAATATGATGCACTACGTCAATATGACGCGGCATCAATGGATAGGTTAAGCAGTGATTGGCAACCTGCATATGGCACAGCTGAGCAACTTGCAACAGGTTCGCGTGATATTATCCGTGGACGAGCAAGAGCGGCAGAGATGAACAGCGACTTAGCTGAGTCGGCTGTTATTGCGTTGTTACGAAATGTAATCGGCGCGGGCATTGTGCCTCAAGCAAAAGTGCGAAATCGTAACGGTAAATTAAACAACGATCTAAATAAGAAAATCGAGAAAGCATGGGCCAAATGGGCCGAACCTGAAAACGCTGACATTAGGGGTATTTCAAACTTCTATGAATTACAAGAAATGGCGCTAAGACGTATGGTGTACGATGGGGAAATTCTAGTCAATAAGACTTCACAAGGTGCGTACATACCACTATCCATTCAGTTGATAGAAGCTGAAAATATCGGCGCAGTAAGTATCACACACGGCAAGAATAACATCATCAACGGAGTTGAGGTTACTGAACACGGCAGGCCTGTGGCTTACCACGTAAGTCAAACTGACCCAATGGGGTTGCGATCCTTTGACACAGTTCGATTAACAACAGACCAAGCCTTTTTGTTGTTTAAGCCTAAGCGCCCATCTCAGATTAGGGGCATAAGTCTATTGGCGTTAGTATTGCGCAGAATCCATGATATTGATGAGTACATGGATGCTGACTTAATTGCAGCTCGCGTAGCAGCATGTTTTAGCGTTTTCGTAACCTCGCAAAATTCAGCACGACAATCAGCATTATTGCCGCGCGATAAAAAAGGAAGACCTAACATTACAATGGCGCCAGGCATGGTTAGGCATTTAAGTCCTGGCGAATCAATTGAGTTTGCAGACCCTAAGCGTAATGCAGGAACTGCAAGCGAATATTCGGCAACTCAGACCAGACGTATTGCGTCCGGTCTTGGTATGAGCGCTGACATCGTAGCGCGTAATATATCTGGGAATTTCTCAGCGGCAAGGCAAAACTTGTTAGAGGACCAAAAGACATTCCGTCAAGTACAGAAATTTGTAATCACACACTTCTGTATGCCGATTTGGAAAGCTTTTATTGACGCACTTTACTTAGCGGGTGAATTACCTTCTGACTACTTAGCGAACAAGGACAAATACCAAGAGGTAGCTTGGCTTGCTCCAGGATGGTCTTGGATTGACCCGGTTAAGGAAGTCAACGCCAATAAAGAAGCAATCAAATCTGGTCTTACAACATTGGAAGATGTGTGTGCATCATCTGGACGAGATTGGGAAGAAGTTCTTGAACAACGGAAACTTGAACAAGACAGAGCCAAGGAGCTCGGGGTATTGCTAGATTATTCCAGTGAGTTGCAACCGCTAACGATGGGCGACGATGACACTGCACAGGAAGGAGCTGATGGCTAGTAATGAGTGAACATCAAAAGCGCAGTATTCTTGGTAATTATTGCCGGGAATCTACTATTGACAATGTCGATACCGATAGTCGGACAGTAGAATTGTCTTTCTCTTCCGAAACGCCATATGGTCGTTGGTTCGGCGATGAAATCCTTTGCCACGATGAAGAGTGCATCAACCTTGAGCGCTTTAATAATGGTTTAGGTACAGCGTTGTTTAATCATGATCGTGATGCGGTCGTGGGACACGTTGAAAAGGCTTGGATTGAAAACAATCGAGGAAAAGCGTTAGTGCGTTTTGATGAAGATGAACAATCCGACACCATATTCCAAAAGGTACAGTCAGGAACGCTAAAAGGAGTAAGCGTAGGCTATAGGGTCAACCGATATGAAGTATTGGAAGATGCGGATACTAAATCCACTAATGGTCGATTTAATGGCCCGGCCTATGTAGTAACCGATTGGGAACCTTTAGAAATCAGTATTGTATCTGTTCCTGCTGATCCAACGGTAGGCGTAGGACGAAGTGCTGAGGAAATTCATACAAGTATTGACACACAGGAGGAAGAAAAAAGTATGGATGAAAAAGAAATTTTAAAAACTGAAGAAGTAAAATCTACAGAACCAGTTGAAAATGGTATTACAAAAGCAGACCTTGCGAAAGCGATGGAGCAAGAACGTAAACGTACTTCCGAAATTACTGCATTGTTCCGTGACTTCGATGTAGAAGGTGCTGACGAAGCAATCGTAATGGGTGTATCTGTTGACGAAGCTCGCGCGATGGTAATGGATCAATTACGTGCGCGCAATAAAGGCGTAACTGTAACAATGGGCGAAGCTGAAAGCGATAAATTCCGCGCCGCTGCGCAAGATGCTGTATTAATGGCAGCAGGTTTACCTGTAGCAGAACCGGCACCAGGTGCTAATGAATTGCGCGGCTACTCTATGATTGAACTGGCTCGCGAGTCCTTACAACGTGAATGCGATACTAAATTCAACTTCGGCGATAACATGGAAATGGCACGTGCTGCGATTAACTCCACATCCACATTCCCAGCTATCATGTCTAACCTTGCTAATAAATCCGTAATGAACGGCTTTAATGAAGCTGAAACTACATTCCAAATTTGGGCAGGTAAAGGCTCTAATCGCGATTTCAAAGAAGCTGCACGCGTAGCATTGTCTGAAGCAGGCAACCTTGAATTAGTGCCAGAAGGTGGCCAATTCCCGCAAGATGTATTTGGTGAAGCATCTGCTCGTACTAAAGTTGCTACATATGGTAAAATCTTTAGCTTGACTCGACAAGCAATCATCAACGATGATTTAGGTCTATTCTCCAGAATTGCTACTAAATACGGTTCTGCTGCAAAACGTTTAGTAAATAAAATGGTGTATGCTCAGCTAACTGGTACGGTTAAAATGCAAGACAACGTAGCATTGTTTGATGCGAAACATGGTAATGTTGCTACAACTGGTGAAGCGTTGTCTCTTAAGGCTATCGCGAAAGCAATTACTGCTATGCGTCGCCAAAAAGGTATTACTGGCGCAGCTAACTTGAATATCACTCCTAAATATTTGGTAGTGCCACCTGAATTGGAAGTAACTGCATATCAAATCGTCAACTCTACAGCTGCAGTAGATGGCACAAATTCTGGTGTAGTTAACCCTTATAAAGGCCGTTTTGTAGTTGTAGCTGACGCAGAATTAACCGATCCAGATGCATGGTACTTGGTAGCCGATGCAAGTCAACATGACACTATTGAAGTAACTTACTTGAATGGCGTTGAAACTCCACGTCTTGAAACACGTCAAGGCTTTGATGTTGACGGCATTGAATATAAAGTAGCATTTGATGTTGGTGTTGACGCTATTGACTTCCGTGGTCTTTATAAAAACGCTGGTAAATAATTAGGGGGTAACATATATGATGACACAATTCGTAATGGATACTGATCGTATCAACTTCACAGCTACCGCTCCTGTAAAAGTGGGCGACATTGTAGAAGTCGGTAAATTGCACGGAGTTGCAATTACTGACATTGCTAAAGGTGAAGTTGGCGCTGTAAAAGTAACAGGTGTATTCAAAGTAGCAGCTAATAAAGCGGATACTTACGCTGTCGGTGATTTAGTTCAATTCTTAGCAGACAAAGCAGTAAAAACTGGTGGTAAAGTTCTCGGCATGGCTGTAGAACCTAAGACGGCTACACAGGAAACTGTGACAGTAATGTTGTTACAACCTACTGCTTAAATAATTACAAAGCGCCCAAAATGGGCGCTTTACTTTTTATGAGGTAAAACTAATGCTGAAATATGATGATAAAGCGTTACTATCTGTATTCGGCGAAAAGATTAATTACAAAGGTCAGTCCATAAGGGCAAGTGTAGAAATCGGTGAATATGACGGTAAGGGTTCCGGGTTCGTCGATAAAGCACTAGCCGATAAAGCTCAAATTTGGGTGCGTGCTAAGGATGTTCCCGAACCTCGGTCAAAAGACGAAGTGTATATCAATGGCGAGAAATGGTACGTTGATCACATTTCCAACTTTGACGGCACGATGTATTGTCTTGAAATCGTGCATAACGTGAGGGCGGTGAGACCGTAATGAGTAATGAACCTATTACGATTACAGACACAGCCACACCGTATCTGAATTTCATCGCAGAGACTAAACCGGACTGGATGCGCAAAGCGTTAAAGTCGACAGGTTGGATGATGCAAAAGGAAATTAAGCAGGGCATTCGGTCGGGTGCACCTGGTGGACGTAAGTATCCTAACTTCATGGCACCGGCTCGCCGGGCTGCGTTTGAGTCAGCATTCGGTGCGAAACTTCGCAAAGTTTACCAAAGTGGAGGACGCGCAGAACGAGAAGCCTGGGGCTCGAAATCGCGAAATGCCTTACTTGATATGGGCATTAGCGCCAGGACAATCGGATATAGTCCACTTGGTAAGTTGTCGAATGCAGTCGGGTATCAATATGACAAGGGCAAACAATCCGTCCGAGTTGGGTGGTTGTCCAATTCGGCTAAACGATTAGGTGAACGCATCGAGGAAGGTTACACTAAGCAGATTACAGAGCCTATGCGCAAAAAGTTATTTGCTGCAGGTGTACCATTGCCTAAGGGTAAATCGATGTTCAAAATTCAGCCGCGTCATACTTATGGTCCTATGAAAGCTGCGCTACAGCCTAAGCTTAAACCTTATATTGAAGATAAGATAGGTGACTACGCTATACATGGACCAGCGGCACAATCCGCGTTTCGACGTAGCTACAAGGTAAGGTGATTTGATGCAACAAACAATTCCACTGTCGCGCATCGTTGAACGATGGGCTGAGGCTCTAGCGAACGATGAATCGTTGACTAAATTTTGCAATGACAAATATGGAAAGCCGGCGCAATTGTATGTTGGATATGATGACGTCGAAGCACCGCTTGAAGAAGATTGCCCTTGCATCATATTACTACCGAGTAATAAGAACGAAGGGCTTGCTGATACCTACACATATTCGTTAATGATTGTATGGGGTATCGTCCATGAAGGTGCAACTCGCGGTAAGAATATTATTCGATACGATGGAGCGCTAGAATCGGATAACCTAGGGCAGTTAATCATCGAATGCATTTGTAAGGTGAATCCAGCGTTTCCGGTAATCGGCATTGATTATGAACTTGATAGCATGAATTGGCGCCCAGTATTCACTGGACGTTTAACAGCTACTATAGAAGTCCCGCATGTAATCGGCGGAAATATTAAATATTAAAGGAGGAAATGCATATGGCAACAGCAAAACGTGCACAGGGCTCTCAGTCCCATGTGGCGATTGCGTTTGAGGCGGATTTTGGTACAACGCCAACGACTGGCGGTGTAATCACGCCAATCATATCTAGCTCCGTGAAAGCTAGTCAAAATTTAAACGATTCCACCGTAATCCGTGGCGATCGTAATCCTGCAGCGCCATTCCGTGGCAACATTGACACGTCCGGTAGTTTGACCGTACCTGTTGGTGTTATTGACATCGGATATTGGCTAAAAGCTGCATTCGGGCAACCGACTTCTAATACAACTGGCCAAGCGCCAAATAAGAAGTCTGAGCATGTGTTTAAAATCGGTAATACAATGCCGTCGTTAACTATTGAGCAGGGCTACCCTGATGTTAACGTGTTCCAGCAATTTGCGGGGGTGCGGGTTAGTAAATTAGGATTCAAGTTTGGCGGTGACTCCGAACTTACAGCATCCGTTGATGTAATGGGGTGTAAGGAAACATTAGCGGCTACTACATTCGATGCTGCAGCTAAGACGGTAAATTTCTTACCGTTCCAAAATCTTAACGCAACCATTAAAGAGGGTGGCGTTACTGTGGCCAATATCCTAAGTTGTGATATCAACTTTGATTTTGGCTTGGACGGCGACTCTTACGCTATCGGTGGTAAAGGCTTTAGAACATACATCGACCCAGGTATTGTGTCAATTTCTGGGACGATTAAAGCGTTCTTCCAAAATAAGGACCTTTTAAACAAAGCGGTTAACGGTACGGAATCCAGCTTGGAATTGCGACTTGAACAAGATGACTGGTCGCTTACATTCAAATTGCCTGAACTTGTGTACGAACGACAATCTCCAGGCATCGATGGTCCTCGTGGCGTCAATATTGAATTGCCGTTTAAAGCATACTATCGTGCAGATGCTGGTCGCTCCGCATCCATCATTACATTAGTTAATAATCAAGAACAATACTAGGAGGTGCCAACATGGCATTTGAAGATATTAAATTAAGAGGTTTAACATTTGCTGAGCGTAGCGAATTGATTAAGGCTGAATTAGATCCGTTATACACACCTCTTCCGGAAGAAACTCCTGAACCGGCTAAATTATTGTGGTATCGCGATTTAGCCGAATGGATTATGAAAAATGTGTATAAGATGTCTGATAGTGAAATCGCAGAAGCACCAAACGATGGCGTTATGGAATTAGCAATTGAAACTATGCGTTTCACTAACGAAAAAAAGGCTGAAATCGAAAAAAACTAATTGATGCGTGGAGTTGGCTCAACTCCGACAAACCAAAATACTGCTCTGATTGTATCAAGATGCAACGTGAAACTAAACAGCATTTTGACTGCTCGGAGTGTGAGTTTAATTCCCCGCATCAATTAGATGGAACGAGACAAGCCATGCGAGTATACAACGCTAGCCGAATGCAGCGACGTTGGCATTCAGGCGGTATTGCAGGATTCGATATGCCGGCGGTATTAGAAGTGGCGAGGGCTTACGGCATTGAGCCACTACCGCATCTTATCGACTTACTCGTATTATTAGAAGCCAAGGAATTGGAGGTGGCGCACAAGAATGGCCAATAATTTAATTGATATTGTTGTTCAGCTGACCGATAAGAATACGGAAGCTGGACTCAAGAAAATTACAGCTAGTGCCGAAGGCGCCAAATCCGCCCTCGGCAAAATGAAGAATGACCTCATGGCGATAGGTGCCGGTGTTGGTGTTGTAGGCATCGGTGCCAAACTCGCCAAAGAGGCGATTCAATGGGATGTAGCCGTTAAGAAATTATCCGGTATCACTGGTGCTACGGCAAAAGAAACCAGTGAACTATTAGCAGTAGCTAATTACATGGGTATTGCTATGGAAGATAGCGCGGGTGCATTTGCTAAGTTCTCTAAGAACGTCGGAGCGGCCAAGGAGAAAATGGAAGTCGCTCGGGCAGAGGGGAAACTCGGTACTGATATATTTAGTAAATTAGGCTACACACTTGAGGACATCCAAGGTAAGAATACCGTTGAAGTGTTTAAGATGATACAGGAACGCCTAAGAGGAATGAAGGACGGGGCTGAGAAGACTCGTGTCGAAATGGAACTCTTTGGACGTACCGGGTATCAGATGCACGCCATGCTTAATATGTCCGCTGAACAGATGGACAAAGTGGCTGAACGTGCCAAGGCAATGGGGCTTATCATCGACGACGAGACTGCAAATAAGTCCGCGAAGCTAAATCGGGAATTAAAGGATTTAGAGAATACCGGAAAACGCTTAGCAGTATCCATCGGCCATGAGTTAGTTCCTGTGTTTAATGACTACGCAAAAGGCGTATTAGATGTCGCTAAGGAATTCGAGTCGATGACCGCTGAGCAGAAGGAAGCTATCGGCGGAATTGTTAAATTCGGTGCAGAAGCCGGAGCAGTTATTGTCGTTATGCGATCACTAACCAGTGCACTCGGATTTATGAAAATAGCTACGCTTGCCGCTGCGGGGCCATGGGTAACATTGGCTACAGTAATTGGACTTGCAGGGAAAGCGTTACTTGATTTTCGTTACAATGAAAAAACATCCGGGTCCGATTTAGGTGTGGAACTCAGAGGAAGTAAAATTCATAAGAATACGAATTCCACATCCGGGTTGGCCAAGGAATTTAAAGCATCGCACGATACAAGGTATTGGGTTGAAGATTCTGCTTTATTCGGACTAATAAAAAACGATCGCATGGCCACAAAAGCAGAAGGGGCAGAGATCGATTCCTTATTAGCCCTTAAACACGCCCATGAAGTCAAACAAAAAGAGACTGAAGAAGAGCTTGAAAAAGCAAAGCAAGCAATCGCTAATGGCGGATTAACGAATACCGAAGCTATCAATAAAGCGAATGAGGAAGCAGCAAAGGCAGCCAAAGCCCAAGAACAGGCTGCAAAGAAAGCACAGCAAGCAGCTGAAAAGTTGACGAGTGCAGTGGAGCGCATGGCCGATTTGTATCGGTCACTTACTTTACAAAGCCTACAAATTGACGGCAGTCAATACGAAATTGATAAGCTAACTGCTAAGAACCAGTTTGAGTCAAACGAAAAAAATATTCGTGATATTATTCGCTCTGTTTCAGGCGTGAATAGTGGTGCTATAGGACAAGCCGTAAGCGTATTGGATGCAGCTAATGAGCAACTCGGTAAGGCATACGAGTTAGGCGCAGATGGTACATGGGCAACGGATTGCGGCAAGCTATTCTCCGACTCTGTATTGCAGGCATTCGGTAAGGACGTACCTCGATATGTTCCATCTATCATGGATACAGCAAGAGCCGCTGGTGCTTGGCATGATGAGGGCGATGGATATGTTCCTAAAGCCGGAGATGGTGTGGTTGTACTTGGCGATAATCATATAGTAATTAGTGACGGAAACGGCGGATATACTGGCGCTAATTCAAGCACAGGTGTAATTGCCAAACCATCTGTTACAGGCGATTTTGGTGCTATTACAGGGTACGTAGACACTAGCTTATTAGCAGGTGCTTCGAGTTCTATGGCTGATACAGCAGGTAGCGCGGCAAATGCCAAGAAGCTTGCCGAGTCAAATCTAACAGCCCAAGTTAGAGCCAAAAATGAAGAGTTGTATCAAAAGCGATTAGCTGAGGCACAACGAAATCAGACTATCCGTGTTCGTAAGATGAACGAGGATATTAAGAAACTCGATCTTGAACGCACAGGCGACCGCTTGCAGTTACTCAAAGCTGAAGCCGAAGCACAAAAGGCGCAGATTGATGATAATGTTCGTGAGTACACAAAAGCGGTAGGCGATAAGGAACTCGCTGAAAAGAAAGCTCAGGCAGAGCGCTTAAAAGTGGCGTCTGATACTGAGCAGAAAATCAGAGAGTTAGCCTACACTCAAACAAGTGAAAATATTGACCACTTAACTAATATGGTTACATTAGGCCGATTGTCTCGCAGTGATGCGGACGCACTACTTGCTGAAGAGTTAAAGACCTATATTGACTATGCACGGAGTGAAGTCAATGAGGCCCAGTTAACGGCTACGCAAAGACTGCAGATTGAGAAGAACCTGTTAGAGTCTCAGCAAAAGCTGTGGGAACTTGCGGGGCGTAGTCTTAAAACAAGCTTGCAAGAAGCTGCTCGGCAGTATAAGCAGGAGACTACTAACTACGCTGACTTAGCGAAGTCTACCTTTGACAGTACAATGAGTTCCATCAATTCGGCATGGACAAATAATCTCGAGGCTATGGCAACAGGAACGAAGTCGTTTAGTAAAGGAATAAAGGACATATTCAAGGATATGACAAATGCCATTATTAAGATGATGATTCAGTTAACGTTCCAACAATATGTAATGCCTAAGTTACAAGGATTATTTGGCGGTGCTGTGAGCGGCATCGGTTCTCTAGGCGCTGCAAAAGGAGCATCGTCTTTTGCTGGTGGTGGTTCGTTTAGTTCTGCATTTACAGGAAATCGATTCGCTGCCGGAGGAAAAACGAATCCAGGGCTTATGCTGGTTGGTGAAAACGGACCGGAACTATTACAGTCCTCTGGATCCCATCGTATTTACACAGCAAGCGAAACTCGTAGATTGGTAGGTGGTGGAGCTACAAGTAATAATGTGGTTGTTAATATCGTTAACCAATCCGGACAAGAACTTGAAAGCAAGCAGCAGAACTCTCGGTTTGATGGTGAGAATTATGTTATCGATGTAGTAGTTCGTGCTATGGAATCAAACAAAGGAGGTATGCGTGACGCCATCAAGGCATCCGCAGTATAACTATGGCAGTATTTCCAGATATTCGATGGCCGATATATCCAATTCAGGAGACTACTCCAGATATTTCATATAAAGGCCAAGTTGAAAACATGACGCTAATCACCAGGAAGAAGACGACAAAGGCCCGACGGACATATTCCGTCGGGTACAAATTGCCAACAGCTGATTACTATAAGCTTCGGGCGTTCTATGACGAAGTTAACTGTTCGGGTATATTCGATTGGGTTCATCCGGAAACACGGGAAACACTAAATGTACGATTTGCTGATCAGTTAGACTTTGCGGCGAATGACTACGGAGTGTGGATGGGAACCGTGAAATTACAGGAGGTATAACATGTTACCGCTCTCAACGGCATCGATTTTAGAGAAAAACCAAATATCGGCCACAGGTGTGTGGTTAATGCTGTTAGAAATATCCTATAAAGGGGATACGATTCGATTGGTATACAATACTGAGAATATCCAATTTCAAGGCAATACCTATATCGCATTTCCATTTACCATTCAGGATGTTACAGAGAATGCGACGGATTTACCTAATATCAAGCTATCCGTGTCTAATGTGACTCGTACAATTCAGCGCATGGCAGAGTCTAATAATGGATTCACTGGAGCCAATGTCATCATTCGTGTAGTGAATACGAACATACCTGATGTGTGCGAGCAAGAGGAGCATTTCGTAATTACGGGAACTCATGCAAACGCAGAATGGATGGAGTTTACACTGGGTACTGACTTTAGCTTTACTCGACGATTCCCGTTAATCCGTGTGATGAAGGATTTCTGCCCGTTTAAGTTTAAAGGCGTTCAGTGTGGATATAAGGGTCACGAAAATCAATGCAATAAAACCCTAGCGCGATGTCGTGAATTGGGGAACAGTACACGATTTGGCGGAGAACCTACTATCCCGCAAGGAGGACTGTATGCATCCAATAAGTGACTTGACTGATATCATAGGTACCCCATTCTCGGAAATGAAATGCTGGGATGTAGTTGTTGAGGTATATCGGCGTAGTGGAATACCACTACCCGAATATACCCAAATCCAAATGGATGAATGGCGCGAGATTCGTGAGCCAATGCCAGGGAGCGTTTTGGTGTTTGCGCTATACGGTAAAAATCTCGATCACGTAGGAGTATATCTTGGTGAAGGTAAATTCATACACGCTACTGAACACAGCGGCACCTGTATAGAACATATATCAAAGTACGTGCCTCGATTGAAACACATTTATGAAAGGAAGGAGTAGCAGATGGTTAACGTAATTATTGTAAATAATCCGTTCAAGCCAGAGCAACGGGATACAAAATATTTGCCATTTAAACAGGGCAAGTCTATCAGCTATTACTTCAGCGCACCTGGGGAATGGGCGTATTCAGTAAATGGACATGAGGCGGCGCCGGATACAGTTGTAAACGATGAAGACTACATTGTAGTAATGCCTCGAGTTGAGGGCAAATTCTTTGGTGTTCTTCTATCAATAGGGTTGGCAGTATTTACCGGTGGTATTGCTTCAGGTGCTATCTTTGGTATCCAAAGCATGATTTGGCGGTCAGTCATCGCTATGGCGGTAGGGATGATAGGTAATGCTATTGTCTCAAAGTTAACTGCTCCTAAAGTTGACCGTTCGAATTCCGAACAGTCAAATACATATGGCTGGGGAGGTACCGAAACTGTTACTGGGCAGGGCTACCCTTTAGCCGTGACGTATGGCCGAATGAAAAGCGCTGGGTTATTATTATCCCGCCATGTAATTAGTGATGGTGAAAAGCAATATCTTAACCTTTTATACTGTGCTGGTGAGGGTGAATTATCAAAAATAGAAGATATTCGTATTAATGCTAACCCAATCAGTAATTATAAAGATGTGCAGGTGGATATCAGAAAGGGCACAAATGACCAAACAGTTATCCCAAATTTCAATGATAACTTTGCGGATCAATCCTTAAACTATGAATTGACTGAATCATGGAATACGCAACAGGTACAAGGCGATGCATGTGACGCTATAGAGTTAACTGTTGGATTCCCAAACGGATTATATTATTCAAATGATAGCGGCGGCGCTGACCGTACGTCTGTCACTTTAAAAGCAGAAATTCGTAAGGTAGGTGATGAGTCCTGGCAGGCATTACCTTTAGCAAATCAAAAGGGTATGGCCGGTCATATTAAGCGCCGCGATGCGTGGAACTTTATTAAGTCAGATAATAGCGTGACAAATACATCTGATTACTCAGGACGAATTGAAGAGGCGACAAATAATGCGTTTTATCGTGTATTTCGCTTTGACAATCTCGAAAAGGCTCGCTACGAAATCCGCATGCGCTGCAGTGCGAAAGATGGTAAAAGCTTGCGCCATGTCAATAAGGTCTACTGGGTACAGCTAACTCAAATTATATATGACGATTTCGTACATCCGGGGAAAGCCCTCATTGGAATTAAGGCTTTGGCTACATCTCAACTAAGCGGAAGCGATCCAAAAGTGACATGGATTCAAGAGCGTTCAGAGGTGTATGTGTTCAATCCGTATATTAATAAGTACGAAGCTCAACCAGCGGACAATCCGGCATGGGCTGCTTATGATTTAATCCATATCTGCCGTAAGATTGGCGGTGAATATATTGTATTCGGACAGCCCCATATGCGCCTTGATTATAACGCATTTAAGGCGTGGGCAGATAAGTGTAAAACGAATGGGTTTACATTCAACTATATATACGACACTGCTATGCGATTATGGGATGCGTTGAAGTATCCAGAAGCAGTAGGCCGAGGGAAAGTAATTCCTGTAGGAACTAGGTTTACATGTGTTAGTGATTATCAGTCTACACCAGTGCAGTTGTTTACTGTAGCCAATATAAAACAAGGCAGCTTTACTGAAGAGTTTCAAGGTGTAGAGGCTAGAGCGAACTCTGTTGAAATATCGTTCCTTAACAAGGATAAGGATTATGAACGAGACGTCATCCCTGTATATGGGGATACTTACGACGAGTCGGATACATTAACAAATCCGGCACAAGTTGAACTCATGGGGTGCACCAGTCTTGAGCAGGCATATAAACACGGTAAGCATTTCTTGCGATGCAATAAATACGAAATACGTACTGTGACAATAGAGGCGTTTACGGATGCCATAGCGTGTACGGTAGGAGACATCATTCTAATTCAGCACGACATACCTGAATGGGGCGAGGGCGGTCGTGTGGTTGCGGTAAGTGGCCAGACGATTACACTCGACAAGGAAGTGACTGTACAACCAGGGAAGGACTATCAGTTGCTGATCCGTAGCAACTCTACGGATATCGTCTCTACGTTTAACGTAGTAAATGTATCAGGTCTCAATGTGATTGTTAAAGAGGCTATACCGGTGCAGCCTGATGCGGTATACGCATTCGGAGAGGTTTCTAAATCAGCTAAGCCATTTCGTGTGTTAGCCATTACAAAGACACTATCAGAAATGACTCGTAAGATCCAATGCATGGAGTATTATCCAGAACTTTACGTATCGGATGATGGCACGGTGCCAAGTATTGATTATACGAATCACGGTGCATCTGATATTCAAGCAGTAGGGTTAGTGAGCGATGTCTATGGTGCTAATGGCATCATGTATTCTCGCATTGCCGTAACATGGCAGTTACCACGTGATGGCAAAGTCTCAAACGTAGTCGTGAATTACCGAAATGTAAAAAGCGATACTTGGACATATATTGGAAACTACCCAGCATCCACAAACGCTACCACGATATCTGATGTGCTACTAGGTGCGACATATGAGGTGCGGGTGCAGGCTATTAATGAGTTAGGGCAGTTGACTACTGGCGTGACAAAATCTATAGCCATACCTAAAATGCAAGCACCGGAGGATGTGCAAAATTTGCACGTACTCAGTCGATATAATCAGACTGCAGATAAGAGCGTGTACTATGATTTACAAGTACTATTTGACCCGCCTAGTAATCCTGCCAACTTCGATGTAGCGGAGATTTGGTATCTCTTAAAGTCGAAGAGCGGAAAGCCTGTACCGGGGCAAGAATGGCAGTATGCAGGCAGTAGTAATAGTCAGGTTATTATCAAATCTTTAGGCCCAGGTGAGGAGTATCGAATCAAAGCAATCTCGGTTGACCGATTTGGCAACCGAGCAGAAACAGCCCAAATGGTTGATGTGATAGTCAAACCGATGGATGCGATACCTGACATGCCTAGTAATTTTGGTATTGCGTTCGGTAGAAATGCCACCGCATCATGGGATGAGGTGCTGAATGCTGACGTCGACTATTACGAATTACGTACAGATAATAATCCTGGTAAAGATACGAATGCTTTACTGGCAAGAGTTAAAGGTACCTCTGCTGTACTTACCCTATCTAAACGAGCGGATACTGTTTACTTATATGCTCGCAGCACGTTGGGCAAATACTCGACTGCAGCAACATATGAGTATAACGTTCCGCAGTTGGCCGCGCCTGAGCTTGTAGTAAAAAATCAGTTAGGGGGATTTAATCTTTACTTCTCTACTAAGCCGGCACAAGCATACGCAATCAGATGCCACGTGATCGGAGATGAGCGCACTGATGATTTTGAAACTACTAGCACCATGCTGACGTATTCGAACTCAGCCGGAATATATCGGATACGTTGCTCGTTTGTGGATGTGTTCGGAGATGGACTCGTTAACGAGAAGCAAGTCGTGATTAAGACACAAATTGATGCTAGCTTGCTAGACCTTGAGTCTCTTGGGCTGAATAAAGTTGATGAACGAATTAAGGAACTTGATAAGAAATTCAATACGAATTCTGAAGAGACCACTAGAAGAATTACGAATTTGGCGTCACATATGGAATCTCGCATTACTGAGTTAGCTGGTAGCATCGATTTACAAGTTAAAAAAAGTATTGGCGAGATTGATGGTGGTGAGTTGGTGTCTCGCATTAACCTCAGTCAGTCTGGGGTATACATTGCGGGGAAATTGATTCACATCACTGGAGCGACTAAGTTCGACGATAACGTCATTGTTAATAAGATGATTCAGGCTAACGCAGTTACTGCCGACAAATTACATGTTGATAGTTTATCGGCGGTGTCCGGTACAATCGGGTTACTTCGTTCGAAAGAGACCGGCGCTCGCGTTGAGATTCAGGATAATCTTATTACAGGCTTTGATGATGATAACAACCCTCGGATTAAACTTGGGTGCTGGTAGGAGGTATTATGGAACCGCATGTATTAGCATATGATGCTAACGGCAATATCATACTAAATCTCAAGGAAAGGCTTACACGTATCGAGGGGCGGATGTATGTATCTGACATTCCTAATCGACGTCAACAAATTACTGTGAATGGATTGCAGCCTGGTCAACATGTCTGGGCTGCAGCCATGGGGCAGTACTTAGTGGCAGAGGTTAGGGGCAATATCATAACATATTTTTTTGCAGTGTCTCAGGATGAATATAATATCAATCGTCAATTTAAGGATCTTACGTATGAAGGGTGGCTGGCGTATGGAATTTATTAACATCCAGAATAAAGAAGGCGTCACGATTATAAACGATACCTATGACAATCTAGTATATCTTAGTTTTCCTAAACAAAAAGATGCAGTTCTTTACACCGGGGCGATGAGGGGGATAACGCCAACGGTTCAAATCCCGCTCAAGCCTGTAGCTTACACACCTATGCTGGTGCCTACGAGTAAATTCCAATACGGATATATTGCAGGGGAAGCTAATGTAATTCAGGTCTTTTATATCACTAATCGCATATATCATGGTGATGCACCTCTTATCGCAGTATCAGTTCCGCAAGGATATGAATTCGCGGCTCAGTGGGTTCACAAACGTCGTGAACGATTAATGGTGCTGGTAGTGGATGTAATTAAACCAGGCGAAAAGGTAACGCAAGCAATGGTCGATGAAGTGAAGACTGGTATTAAATTCTATTGCTTTGGATACTTCGAGGACGTTGTAGCTAATGCAGATACACCTCGTATTCGATTTGTTGACAAAGTAGGGAGTAGTAAGCCTAATACGGCATTGCAGGTCCTTGGACGTCACAAGTATTATAAAGTATCCTGGGCAGCAGATTACAATCTGCAGAATGATGTGATATATGATAGCCGCATCAGGTACCTACGTGTAATTGATCACTATGCGCACGATTGGTATAACCAGTTATCAAACTACGTTCCAGATACTTTTACAAACATGGCCCGTGACCCAAAGTCATATGGCGTCAAGGTTGCAATTATACCCATGTCCGTAATCGATGTATCCGTTTGGGGGCCAAATATCAATAATGGAGATAAAAAGTCACACACGGGGCGAGTGTGGCAAACGTTCAGATTTCACGATGAGAGTACTGTATCGCTGAAATCGTATCAGTTCATTGATTGGAATACAGTCACCACGTATCCTGTAGGTTGCTCGGGTAAAACCACGTCTCAGTATTTGGTGGTCGATGTGACCGGGTACGATAAACAAGGTACGATTCCATTCAATTAAGGGAGATGATAAGTAATGAATGTAAAAGATATAGACCTCAATATTGGCGAGGATTTCGGGATAGTTTACGCAGTTCAAGATGACAATGTGGATTTGACTGGATTCAAGTCAGTATTCGCCATACGAAAGCGAGCAAGTGGTCCGCTTGTTATTAAAGTGCAAGGGGTAGCATCTGGGAAGATTGCGACATTCAATATTTCCGGAAAGGATACCCTAGAAATTAAGTCCTTTGGTGAGCATGTGTATGATGCTTTTGCATATAAGGAATCGGAGCCTAGCCGATATTACAAACTGGGCATGGGGGTAGTCAACATAATTCAGGATGTGGCCATGCATGATTAGAGGAGGAATGTATTATGCAAAACAAAGCGTTACCAGTAAGAATTGAAGGTCCGGTTAAAGTAGAGGCGGAAGTAAAAGCAACCATGGTAGGCAATAACGGGAAAAGTGCTTATGAAATTGCTTTAGCACATGGATTCGTAGGAACCGAGGCGGAGTGGTTGGAATCCTTAAAAGTGAAGATGCCTAACTTATCAGGCGTTGTTTCAGCACTTCAAGGTAAGAATATCCTTATTAATAGTGGTACCCTTGAAGCGATATTATCTGCTATTGTTCATGCGTTGACTGAACAACCTTATGCGCCACTTACATTTAGGGAGCCAAGAAAAGGGGATACTGAAATTCGAGTATCTGGGCAAGATGGCTTTAAGGTTCGAGTGAGTGGTGAAACAGAAGCTGTTGAAATTCAATCCGGAAGTGCCACTATTAGAATTCAGCCTTATGGTGCAGATGATATTTATCTCGAATATCTTAACTTAATCGATCATGTCGTTGATACTGTTAAAATCAAAGGTCTTGTTGAATTCAATCCGGAAACGGCTACAGAAATTTTACCTAAGCAATTTTATGGCCGCAGCGATTTAGAAGGATTATTAGAATGTCCTAACGTGGTTAAAGTAGGTGCTGAAGCATTTGTAGGTTGTGAGTATTCCGTAGTGAAGTTGCCAAAGGCTACTGATATTCACCCGGACGCATTTAAAATTTCTGAGATTAAAGTTTTAGAAATTCCTTCTTTTATATGGAAGGATGAAAACTTAAATCTACATGATAAGTTTGGTAATGAATATGGTCCGAATAAAATTATTGTAGCTGATGAGTCTATTCCTCCTAGCAATATTAGTATTGCTAAGGTAGATTTAGAAATTTATAATCATGACTCTAGTAAAAAATGGGACGTATACCGTAATAAATGGAAAGAAGCATAAGGAGTTCATAAATGGACGAAATTAGATTATTGCTAATGGATTTCGGCATCCCTGCCTACTTCGCTGACATTGGATTCTGGGTAACCCTGTTAGGGGTTATCTGGGCCGCTCTTCGGGGCTCGTTTCGGGCGATGGTGTGGTTCTTAGAACATACCTCGCTAGTTGCGGTTAAGCAAGAATTAGATGACCATTTGGCTCGACGTATGGACAAACAGCGTAAGGATTATGACGATAAGTTATCCGATGCTATCAACAGTATCGCTGAATTAACAAAAAGTAATCAGGAAATACTAAAGCAGTTGGTCAAGTTGGAAGAACGAGATGCTGCGAAGTTTCACAGGCTCAATAACCTCGAAACCACAGTTCAGAGTCTGAGTACTGAACTGATGCATATCCAAGTTCTAAATAATATGCCCATAGGAAGAAGTATCACGCTTAACACGGACGATATAGGAGGTGACTGATAATGAAATATCAAATCATGAACCGACTGAAATCAGCATATGGTGCTGTTCGTGTTGCTAACATTAGACCTACTGGAGTACTAGCGACACGGATTCTAGTGCTTGTTATGCTAATTCCTATTTGGTTAGTCATAACAGAGTATGTTATGGCATTTGCTAGGGGTTATGTATCAAGTGAAACTAATAAGTTGATTGATGTTGGGCTCAATATTATTGACCACATATTCATTCCTAGTGTATTGACAGCCGTAGTAGGCTTCCTAGGACTTTGGTTGGATAGGAACAATAATGGTGTTCCTGATAAATTAGAAGGAGGTAGTAATAATGACGAAAATATTTATAAATCCAGGTCATGATATTGACCTGGATAGCGGAGCAGTAAATCCTAACACAGGACGTCGTGAATGCGACGTTGCTCGTGATGCGGGTAAGTTATTGGCTTGTTATTTACAAACGGCAGGATGCGAAGTGCGCACCCTACAAAATGATGACTTAGGTCTTGTGTGTGCTGAATCCAATGAATGGGGCGCAGATATATTTGTATCACTCCACTGTAACGCATTCAATACGCAGGCACGTGGCACTGAAACATTATTTAAGTCCTTTAACGGGCAACGCTTAGCGAATGACATTCAATCACAAATCATTCGCAGCATTAATACCGTGGATCGCGGCGTTAAGGAACGTCAAGATTTATGGGTATTAAACGGCACAGATGCAACAGCCGTGTTAGTTGAAATGGCATTCATTGATAATGATGAAGACCTAGCACTACTTAACAATGACCTTGATACTATAGTGCGTGCTATAGCAAGGGGCATTACGGACTTTATAGGAGGGGAATAATGTATGACAAAATCAAAATTTTACTTAATCACCCTACTTACCGCTATATTATTATCGGTGGTATTGGGCTCGTCATCTGTCTTTGCCTCGGATATATCTTCTACCAACCAAGCGGAACCGACTATCAGCGTGCCCGTGAGTCAGTGGAACGAATTGAAAAGCAACAACGCGAAAGCGTTGAGCTTAATCGAAGCATCCAGCGTTCCATTGACAGAAGCACAGACTATAGCCGTGAAGCAGCGACAAGAATTGAACGAAGCACACGATACAATCAACAAATTAACGACCGAATTGGACAAAGCCAAAGCGGACTTAGTGAAGCAAGACGCTACCTTATCAGAAATGTCGAGCTCTATAGACGAATTGAAGAACAAAATAGAGAACGACAAGAAAACAATCAAGCGACTACGAATGCAACGCAACCTATCCCAAATACTGGGAGCGGGTGCGACAATCGGAATTGCGATACACGGATAGAGAGGTGATCCAAGCATCTCCCTACCATACGAGGGCGGACGTATGGATTGACCGTAATAATGTAAAAGACCTTACCAGGATATAACTTGGTAAGGTCTTTTTTTGATT